TGTTGATCCGCTCGTAAACGCGGACACACTCAACTAGGTGACTGACGCTCTCCGCGCCTAGGGGCGACTTAGCTAGGCGGTCTAGGATGTACGCCCGAAGGCGGGCGGCTACCGCGTCACTGATAACTAAGTTCTGTACCTGGATCATTTGGTCGGTCCTTCTTGGTAGTTACAATCTGCTTACAACCCGGACCATATAGGGTGCAGCGGGGTTGTAAAGCTCCAACCCGGGTTGTTACGATCTATTTTTTAGACAAAATTCAGGGCCTGTCAGGGCCTCGAAAGCTAGGTTGCGGCTGTGGCACAGGACATTGTATTGTGCCGAATGACCAACCCGGTAGCTAGGACCATATCCCGGTGGCTAGGGGCGGCTCCCAAAGGGGCTACCGCCCGCCCGGTATCTAACGCGGGGTTTCTCCGTACGCTCTCCAGCCCGTTCTTGTTCTCTTGGAACGCGGCGATGCGCGAGCCAGCGGATGAGTACCGCGAGGCGTGGGTTGAAGGTACCAGCAAAGCAATAGACGCCCTGCATAATTCAGGCTGGCTTGCGGGCGGCGTAGCACAAGCGACGGCGCAGATCTGCGGACCAATGCTTGCGCTCAATGCACGACCGGACCCGCTACTGTTTGGCGGTAACGCGCAGGCGGCCGAATGGGCTCGCGGTGTCGAGAAGCGGTTCACGGCGTGGGCGAAAAACCCGTACTCCGTCGACATCACCGGACGACAGAGCCTGGGTCAGATGTGCGCGCAGAGCATGAAGACGTGGTTCGGTACCGGCGAGATCTGTGGGGTTGTGCGTTACAAGAAACGCGAGGGCAACACCCACGGCACCAAGATCCAGATCATTCCGTCGTCGCGTATTCCGCAAGGGGCGCGTAACCCGCGCGCACAGCAGGGCGTAATCCTAGACGGCGATGGCTATCCGACGGCGTACTGCATCGAGAACTACAACCCGAGCAACCCGGGCGTACGCGAGGAGATCGAGGTACAGGCCCGTGACAAGTGGGGCAGGCTGGTTGTAATTCACGTTCACGACTCGCCGCCTACGGTCATTCGCGGCATCACTTGTATGATGCCGGTGCTTCAGGTGATCCGGCAATACGACCAGCTCACCAACGCAACCATGACCGCCGCGCTGCTCCAGGCGATCTTCGCCGCTACCGTCGAGAGCGATGCGCCGACGGATGAAGTGCTGAAGATGCTCCAGACCGACGACGAGCAGACCGATCAGATCTCGACGTCAGGCTTCGATGGGTTCATGCAGGCGCGGGCCGAGTGGTATCAGAACACGAAGATAGACCTCGGTCAGTTCGGCAAGATCGTCCACATGTTTCCCAAGGAGAAGCTGAACTTCCTCCGCAGCGAGCATCCGAACCAGAACTACAAGCCCGCCGCCAAGCTCCTCCTGCTCGAGATCGCGAAGTGCCTCGGCATAACCTATGAGCAACTGACCGGGGATCGCGAAGGCGCAACCTATTCAAGCGAGCGCATGGGCGGTGCCGAGAACTGGTTGCTGACATCGGAGCGGCGCAACAATGTCCCGGCGCGGCTGATGCAGATAGCGTATGAGAGTTGGCTAGAGGAAGACATCGAGCTAGGCGGTACGCCATTCCCGGGCGGTATCGACGGTTTCTATGCGGAGCGTGACCGCGCGGTACTGTCAGACTGGCGCGGCCCGCCTAAGCCTACCGCCGATGATTTGAAAACGTCGAAGGCCAACGAGGTCAAGCTAGCGAACAAGATCATTACGCGAGAGATGTGGTGTGCCGAGGAGGGCGTCGATTGGGAAGACGTATTCGAGCAGCTACAGCAGGAGAACGACCGCGCCGACGCGCTAGAGATCGATCTAGCGCCGCCTGCTGCTAAGGGCGCGTTCGGCCAAGACCCCAACGCAGACCCTAACGCAGACCCAGAGGCTGACCCGGTAGATCCAAAGGAGAAGTAACGTGGCGCTGGTAGACTGGAATGACCCGTGCGCTCGCGCCGCTGAACTCCGGGCCGCGTATTACCGGCTAGTGTCGGGTCAGCAGGAAACGTCAGTCCGCTATCAGGGCAACGGTGTCGAGCGCGAGACGCGCTATCAGTCTATTGATCTGTCCGCACTGCTGAGTGAGATCCGGACAGCAGAAGCGGAGTGTGCGGGCGTAACGGAAGAGATGGCACCACGGCGGCGGTACGCTATTCAGGGCGGCTCGCGTCGTGCCTATGCCGGGGTAGTGATCGCGACCAAGAGGGACACATGAGCCAGTCACTCCGCTTCGCTACGATCATGTCGCACATCCTCAACGTGCCACTGCTGGCGCATCCGACTAAGGCGATGGTGATCTACAACGCGCTCGCCGGTAGGTTCGGCACCGGGGCGATGGCTATTGAGCCGGAAGTAGCGCAGGACTTCGAGCGGGTCTGCGCGCTGCGGCGGCGGGATGCGGTTGACGTTTACGCCGCCTCGCTAGAGCCAGCGCCGCGTGACCATCAGGCGTCACGCTTTGTCGGTGGCTGGCCGGTAGCCGAGAGCGGGCGCGGCATCGAGCCGTTCCGCCTTACCGGCGATGGCGTCGGCGTTATCACAATTACCGGGTCGTTAATTAACCGTGGTAGCTGGATCGGCAGCAATAGCGGCGAGACTAGCTACGAGGGTATCAAGCACCAGCTCTCACGCGCGGGCGCGGACAACCGGGTCAAATCAGTGATCCTCGATATGGAAACCCCGGGCGGTCAGGCGGTCGGTGCCTTCGAGGCGGCGGCGGCGGTCAGAGAATTATCTTCGAAGAAACCAGTGATAGCGGTTGTGAACGGTATGGCCGCGAGCGGCGGTTATGTGCTGGCCGCCGGGGCTACTAAAATTATCACAACCCCGAGCGGAATGCTTGGTTCTATTGGGGTTGTGATGCTTCACCTTGATCATTCCGAGCAGCTAAAAGCCGAGGGCGTATCCCCGACTTTCATCATTGCCGGGGCACGGAAGGTCGACGGAAACCCGCTTGAGCCTCTGACAGATAACGCAAAGCAGGAGTTGCAAGCAGAGGTCAACCAGTTTTATGATCTTTTCGTGGACAACGTGGCGGCCGGTCGTGGCCGACGCACAACCGCTAAGGCGGCGCGAGACACTGAGGCTCGAACCTACGTCGGCAAACAAGCCATAGACGCGAAGCTCGCGGATGACGTAGGAACATTCGAGGACGTACTGCACGAGCTGGGGCGCAAGGCCCGCCGTGCGGGTGATAGTCAAAGCGTTGGTGCTAAAGCAACACGGAGTCAGAACATGCCCCAGCTTAACCTTGATGACGACGCACAGGTTGCGGAAGCCGCACTAGAGAACGCCCGTCAACAAGGTCACGCCGCCGGTCTTACCGCCGGTCATACGGCTGGTGCCGAGGCCGAGCGCAACCGCCTCAGTGCGGTTCTCAATCATCCGGAGGCGAAGGGCCGCGAGCAATTCGCACTCAACCTCGCGCTTGAGGCTCCTAACATGACGGCCGATGCGGTCGGTCGGATGTGCGCACAGGTACCGCGCGCTGCCGCTACTGTAGAGCGCCCATCGCTAGCGGCGCGTGAGGAAGAAACCGGCGCGAACAAGGTCACCAGCCTACCGGCAGGCAATACGCCGCACGGCGGGGCACCGGCTAATCCGGGTATCCAGGGTTGGATCACGTCTACCGATAATCAGAACGCGATCACGGAAGCGAACGCGCCGCGCGCCAAGCATCTGCTTCGCAAGTAATCTCCACGGAGGAACGTAGACATGGCTACACCCGTCGTCATCAATCCGCTTGGCACCGCGCAATTCATCGTGCGGGAAGCCGACGGCTACATGAGCCGTGAGGAAGTTGTGATCGCCGCCGGGGCGGGCAAGCTTCAGCCCGGGCATGTTCTCGGAAAAATTACGGCAAGCGGGAAATACGTTGGTATGACTGCCGCCGCTGGCGATGGTTCTAACGTCGCTGCCGCTTTACTGTTCGAAGAGGTTGACGCAACCGCCGCTGACGTACGACGTACGGTCATCATTAGGTTGTGTGAAGTGCAAAGGGCTGCGCTCGCGTTTTCCGGTACGCCTACTACCCCGCAAAAGACTACTGCGTACGGCCAGTTGGCGACTAACAACATCGTGTTCCGCTAAGTTGTAGAGCAGCGGACCCGTAGAGGGAGAGGGCCTTTAGCAT